GCGCGCGCTGGAGTGCGGTAGATCTCGATGGCCTGCGCGTTACTGAGCCCAGGCGCCCAGTACAGGAGATCCCCTTGCTGGCGGTACCAGGCCGACCAGGCGCTATCGAGTTCGCGCACGGTGAGCGGGTCGAGCAGCTCGTTGTCAAACCACAGTGCCAGGATGCGTTCGTGCGGCCGCGGCAACACAAACCGCTGGTACTGATCGACGGTGCCCGAGGCATAGAGGGTTTCCCAGAGCTGGGTGGTGTTCGTATACCAGGTCTGCGGGTCGAGCTCCGCTTCACGCTCGACTTCCCACTGGGAGGAGTACTGGCGGCTGAGTGTCGGGTAGGTCCAGTGCCTGGAGGTGCCTCCCAGGGTATGCCGGCGCTCCCAGGGGTAGGTGTAGACCATGGTGACGCGGCCAGGCACGGTCAAGCAGGTAAAATCGCGCGTCCCCTGGGCCTGTGCGAGCAGTCGCCGATAGCCGTCTGCGTACCACAGCAGCAGTTCGCTGCGGTCCCACAGGGCGCCACTGTCTTGCAGAATGAGCTGGCAACTATCAAGATCGGTGGAGACGAGCGTCACGGGTCACCCCACGCTGCCAGGGTCTGGCCTGGAGTTGTCTTGCACCCGTACGCCCTTCAGCGTCGCTCCACCGGGCGATGAATTGCTGCCACAGGTCCTGGGCACGTACCCAGTCCCATTGCTTGATGAGTCCGTAATACACGCCGTAACTGACCAGGCAATCCTGGTCTGGCTCTGGGCATTCCGGCTCATCGAGGTCATCGACGAGGGGAGACGGCCAGGCCAGGTAATCGACTTCAAAGGAGCCGGTGCCTGCGCCGGCATGCGGGTAGACACCGAAGGCATGCCACGACATGGGGTACCACACGCGGGCCTCAGGGCCCGGCTGGCTCATCCAGGGCGTCGAGCCCAGGGCGGTCAGCGTGGTGGCCGTCAGGCGTTCGTGGGTGTCCGAGCGCCACACGCGCGCAATGGCCATACACTCGTCGGCGACAGAGCCCAGGCTGTAGAGCATCGCCCCAGGACGCCAGGGGACAAACACCGTGCGGCGGAGGGCTTGCGTTTCCTCGGCGAGGATCTCCTGACCGTCCTGCAGGCAGTCGTGGATCTCATCAAACGTCCAGAAGATGGGATCCTCGGCGCTATCATTGAGCGCCGTCAAAATGCGTGTGGTCAGCTCGTCTCGGGTCATGGCATCGTACGATTCACGGACAGTAAAAGGTCCAAACTTTGGTCACAGCCATGTCACAAAATCCACAGCGCTGTGACCGGGGGGAGAGGGACGTATGTGCCCGCTACACCAGTGCGTTGCGCGTCAGGGCTTCATCGGCGCTTTTGCACGTCAGGCTCAGGGCGTTCGCATCGCTGCCGCGCCGGGTGCCTGGATGGTCGAAAAACTCGACTTCGTCATAGCGAAAGGCGCGGAATGAGGCGCTATCGCTGGGAATGGGCTCCAGGTATTCGGTGCCTTCCTTGTTGCGCACGCGGTGAAAGCCATAGACTTTGTGCTTCTTGCCGTCCCGCTGAATGAGCAGCGTGTAGTAGTTCTGGCCAGGTTCCCAAGCCATCGGTGGCGTTACTCCCTGATGAAAAGGAAAGGATTCTCAGGAACGTCTCGCCACCCAAGCTTTCTGAGGTCTTTCACGAACGTATGAGCGTTAAAGCGGCACAAGTGCTGCGGTTCGTCTTCCATCGGCACTTGCCGCCAGGTATCACACACAAGAAAGCCACCGGGTTTGACGTGCGCGCTAATCCACTCGATCGCCCCCCAGGGGTCGGGCAGATGATCGAGCACCGAAATGAGCAAGCACCCGTCCGCCTGGAATCCTGGCACGGGGTCTGGCAGTTCAGACCGGAAGGCCTGTATAGCGACTTCGCCCCCCTTGCGGTCCTGCGTGCAGGTCTCGATACCCAGGTTGTGCTTGGCGATGCGCCAGCGCAGGAATTTGAGCGTCGCGGCGCCCTCCAGATCGAGGGCATAGACACCGTAGCCCGCTTGCGCCAGGGGAATGGTGCAGTAGCCCAGGCCGGCGCCGTAATCAATGACGGTGGCCCCAGGCGACAAGAGACGATCATGCTCGCTGACCACGAAATCTCTGGCTTCATCGTTTTGCAGGTTGTATCGGGCCAGGTTCAGCACCTGCCATTCGGCGTCCACCGTGTAGAAGCGGCGGATATCGTCCCAGTGCTGGCGGTATGCGCCCCACTTCTCTTCCCGGATATTGCCTTCACTACAGCGCACCATGCGGCTGTGCAGCTCATCGTCATCGGCCGCCTGGTAGTAGTCTTTGAGGTCGCTCCAGAGTTGCTCTTGCACCAGGCCGACTTGCTTGTTGTACCGCGGCACGTTGCGGCTGGTGATGATGGGTTTTTCCCCCAAATGCCCCAGCTCGATCGAGGTATCGGCGTATGGCTGAATGCCTGCGTCGCGGAGTCGCGTGCACAGGTGCACATCGGTGCCGACCACGCCATCAATCCAGAAATAGGGCTGGGTGAGCTGGCGGAAGACATCCACCTTCATGAGGAGACAGCCACCCCCGATCACGTCGACGGGGTGCAGGCCTGGCTTCACCAAGGCCGGGTCGTAGTGGTTCAAAAACTCGATGCTCCGGAAGCCGTCCTTCTCGCTCTTCTGCTTCATGAGCACCGGGTGGTAGGCACCGCCACGCTGGAAGTACAGGGCGCCGATAATGTCTTTGTCGTGCGCCACCAATTTGAGGAAGAGATTGGGGGGGACAATCATATCGTCGTCGAGCATTAACAGGTAGTCGCAGCTGTTCATGATGGCGAGGTCGACGAGCGTGTTCCGGGCCCTGAATTGCTCGCGTTTGGTCATGATCTTGAGTAAGAAGTCATAGCCTTTGGCGTAGCGTCCGCAGTGGTACGCCAACTCGAAAAAGTTCTCCTGGGCCTCAGGGAGCACGCCGGCAAAGCCTGGCACCCCAATCAGCACTCTGGGCTTGCGCTCCGGAGTGTGCGAGTCGTCTACTGCCACCGAATCTTTGCGAAAAATCCCCATAGTCGTCTCGGTTTCCTTACGATAGTTAAGGGCCTCTCTTGCACCACATCGCCGTGGGTGTAGAGCCAGTCCCAGTACTGGGGCAGCTGGGCGATGGAGGCGCGCAGGTGCCCAGGGTGCGGCCAGGAGTGGTCAAACCACAGGGCCGCAATGCCACCGGGTTGCAGGGTGTCCCAGAGCCGTGTCAGAGTGCTGAGTGGCTCCGGCACATGCTCTAGGACATCCAGGCAGACCAGCGCAGTGGTGGCAGGCCTGCGCTGCTGCCATTCGTCCACGGTCCAGATGGCCTCTGACCGTGTCGGATACTTGGCCGACAAGTACGGCTGGAGCGGGCCGGCCATGTCGACCAAGAGGGCCTTGCGGCCCTGATCAAGCCAGCGGCGGCGCAGCCATTCCGCTGTGCCGCAGCCGTAGTCCAGAATCGTCGCGTCACGCGGCACGCATTGCAGAAACGTGTCGACGTCGCGAAAGCCCGGATAGGCACTGTGGAACCACTCCTGCCGGATCATCTGGTAGGGATGCCGGTAGAACGCTTTCGGCGTCGAGTGGTCCCAGGCGTGCTGCAGCCAGCGTCTGCCGGCAATGCCGGCAATGCAGGTGTGCAGCTCGCTAGGCGATACGCCCCAGTAGTCGAGCGCGAAGCCAACGGCCCAGCCGGGGGCTGAGCGGTCGGATGGCCACACGTTCGGCCGTGTTGAGGCGGTACCAGCCGAGTTTGAGCAGGACCGCTTCCCCAAACGTGAGCGCCAGTGCTGCACATATGCGCCGATTGCCACAGACACACCCTCCCCCCAGGTTGACTTGTCCTCTGGTCACCAGCGTGTAGCACCGCTGACAGCGGAAATAGCGCGGCGTGCCGTGCATGTCATCGCCACAGCGACGCCAGCCCCGGTAGAGCCAGCCCGTGCGGGCGGCCAGCCGTTGCTTCGTACGATTCGACGTGGTTGGCGGTCGGCCAATCGTTGCGTTCATTGCCACCTTTCTGTATGCCGGCCGCGTGTGGATAGGAGAAGACACACGCGGCCGGGCGGTACGTTAAAAGCGCGAGGCGAATAACGTACCTATCGGCGTCTTAGCCAAGACACTTCACGAAAACCTTCCCCACCCACGTGGTCGCTGAGGTCGCTTTCGCGGCCGTGTTCAGCGGGCTCATAGCGAAGCCGACCTTGTCGAGCTTCCAGGGCTGGATGACCACGGTGGAGGCGATGGTGTGCAGGCCATGGCAGGCAAAGCCTGAGGTCTTCACGTGCAAGTAGGTGCCTTCCGAGATCTTCGAGGTGTTCAGGCCGGAGCCGCCGGAGCAGCGCGCGCCAGCGCGGTAGCCGTACACTTGCACCAGGCCGTAATCGCCGTGCGCGATGGTCTCGACCACGACACCCGCCACGCAGTTGCGCAGGTCGGTGACGATCTTGGTGACGGACAGGCCGTCTTCGTCGGTGATGGCGTCGAAAGCGACCCACTGGTTGGCTGCCAGGCTGGCGGTGGAGTAGGTGTTTTTGGCGACGATGAAAATACGCTCCGGATCGGTACGTTGCGCTCTTTGAAATTCCACAAAAAACCCCTTACGATGGGGCTGACGCCTTGTGGCGTCAGCACGGTTAAGCCACTCGGCAGGGGCTGGTTGGAAGCCTGAGACCCTGCCGGGTGTCTGCTATGCGCCACTAGGCGGAGATGGACTGATCTATGTCGTAAAGCACGCCAAGCTTGCGCCGGTTCTTCAGCGTCACCTGGCCTTGCCACAAGATGTACGCAATACTCGCGTCCTGACCGGCCACGAGCGTGGACTGAAAGGGCGTGGTGGTGAAATTTGCGTCCGGGTGGTAGACGTATTCCATGGCCTTGGTATTGAGATGGAATTCCGTCCCGTGCGCGCCACTTTGCAGGTAGGTGCCGACGCCATCGCCTTCGCCTTCGGCGGTCTCGGCCGTGGCGGTCGAGGTGCCCACATCCGGGACAACCTCATCCCAAATATTGACGGCGCCTCTGAATTTGATGAGGTCCTCGGCGACGCCCCCCAGAATGTCGATCATTTTCTGGTTGGTGATGACGTAGCGTTCCAGGCTGGCCAGGCTGTTGTAGTACAGCTCCCACACCAGCTGGTCGGAGAGAATCAAGTCAGGATTGCCCGCAATCCCTTTGGAACAGCGGTTGTACAAGGTGCCGCGTGCCTTCTTGAAGCTCGCAAACGTCGAGCCACTAAAGGCCAGGGCTTGGTTGCGCCACCAGGGCTCGGTGGAGCCATTGATCGAGCCGATGGCCACCGAGCGGCTGGGGCTGGCGTCGATGAGGGCGGGCAGCGGCAGGGGGCCACTGGCGGACGTGTCTTTGACGCCGATGAGCGGCACGAATTGGTTCAGGTTGCCCGTGGCGCCGGTGCTGAGGCGTCCGGAGACAATCGCGTGATTGAGCTTCTGAATGGCGCTCGCTTCGCTCTGCTCGGTTTTCGCCTGGAGCAGGTCGAGCACCTGGGCCTCGCCCTGGTTCTGCCGCTTCTCTAAGCCAGAAATGACAATCGGCACGCCCAGCTGCGACCAGGGGAAAAACGCACTGGTCATGCCATCGGAGGGCGACATGTGCAGCTGCCCGTAGCCCGCGTAGAAGTCGGCGCCGGAGTTATGGCCGTACATCAGGGCGACTTTGATGCGCTCGCCACCACTCACGCCGCGCGAGCGGCCGGTTTCCTTCAAGTACGCGACCAACTTGTTGCCGCGCGTAATGTTGTCCCGCAGCTCAGGCTGCATGGCCCTGAGCGTCGAAGTCATGATTGCGTCGTAGTTCTCGGTTACACTGGTGGCTACCATCGCCTAGGTGTTCCTTCTCTACTGAGGTTGATGTGTGCCACCGTGGTCACCGTTAGCGGCCTGGGCCGGTTGCTTCGGCCATGCCGGCTTGGAACGCAATACGCCACTTGTCCTGCCGCGAGGGCGCTTGCTGGATGAGATCGGCCGTGTTCGGTTGCGTGGTGCGTCCGGTCTGGCCGGTCGTGGTCTGGTTGCGGACGGCACGCTGCATACGGCGTCCGGCTTCGCCTGCGGCCTTGGCCGTGCCACTCGACCACTGGTAGAGGAGCTGCAGCACGGAGCCGTACTTGGCGTGGGTCAGGGGGCCTTTGCCGGAGAGGGCGGCTTGCAGAAATTGCAGGCGCTGATGCATGTCGCTCTCGTACTGCTCCCAGCCTGGGGAGGTTTCAGAGAGCTGCTGGCTCATGCGGCTGTACTCGTCCTGGCGCTGCTGGGACTGCTGTTGCTGGCGCTCCTGCTGGAGCGGCGCGACGGTCTGCTGGGTCACTGCCCAGGCCGCTTTGGCGAGGGCAGGCACGAGGAATTGCAAGTGTTCGTCGCTGCCGATCGCGGCTTGCACGGCATCGAGCACGTGCTGCGGCACTTCCCCCGCCTGGGCTGGCGTTGTCTCAGACTGGGTCTGACCGGGGTTCGACGTGCCAAGGCCCAGGCGGGCGAAGACTTCACGCGCAAAGGCCGGGTCCGTGGTCAAGCGGTCGAAGGCCTGCGCGCGCTGCTGGGTTTGCTCTAGCGTGCGTTCGCGCTGGCGCAGGTCGGCGAGGCGCGTGTTGTAGCTCTGGGTGAGCTGCTGGTGCAGGTCCTGGAGGTCTTCAGGAATGTCGCCCTCTAGCAGGCTCTCGCCGGCATCATCGAGGGACGCGTCCAGATCGGCGTCAGTCTCATCGAGTACAGCGTCAAGCGGTTCGGCCATTAGTCAAAATCCTTATAGAGCACCATGGCTAGGTACTCCTCGAATTCAAGGAGCCCCGTGTGACCCTGGTAGGCGATGCGTTCGAGGCATCGCTGGATGCAGCGGAGACGGTCTGGGACAACGTCTCGTGCTCGTCTTCCAGGGCTTTGAGTTCGTGCTGGAGTTCCTGCCGTCGCAGCAGCGCCAGCATGGCTTTTTGGTCCACGTCGCTGTGGCATGTAGCGCACCTATAGCCAGAGGGTTCCGGACTTGTGCCGCCAGCCGGGTGATAGCGCAGCACGGTCAGCGGTATGAGCAGCTGTCCCTCGCACTGGGGACAGCAGAGGGTTTTCCAGCGCATCACGGGCATGTGGTGTCCTTCCTGGGGCGTTGCCGGTCGGTCGCGTCAAAGGTGCGCGGCTCCAGGTGGGGCGGTGGCGCTGACGCCGTGCCGTGCAGCTCGGTGCGGAGTGCCACGCGCTGCCGTGCGGCCTCGCAGCGTTCGCCCAGGAGATCGAGGGCCCGCACGGCGAGTTCAATTTCTTCATAGAGCTGGTAGAGGTGATCGCGCATACCGGCGACCTGGCGGTGCATCTGGTCGAGGGCCTTGCCTTGCTCCGAGAAGGGCTTGAGAAAGGCGCGTCGGACGAATCGTTCAAACCACCGAGTCATCTATTGCTCCCACAGGTAGACGAGAACTAAGCCAGACATGAGCACGTCCGCATAAAAGCCCCGTGGGGCTGAGATGCCCTTTGGCCAGGTGATCCCTAAGTAGGTCTGGGTGAGTTCGGTGCGGCCTTGCCAGAGGATCTGGTGCGTCTCGCGGTGGCGGAGCACCACACGGTCCCCGCTGGTGGTCGCTCCGTCCCACACCAGGGCTTGGATGTGGCCACTGGGGGTGTAGGCGTCGCCTTGCGTCTGCAGCACAATGGGCGCGGTCATCGCCCCACCCCCAGCATCTGGAGGAGGCGATAGAAATGGACGGCGCCGGCGTTCTGTGCGCTGTCGTCGAAGGCGTCCAGCAGCAGGTGAATCAGCGGCCGTTGCGTGGTGGTCTGCGACCAGCTGCCCCCACCTTCCCGGGTGGTCAGGTGGAATGCCTGCCCGCCGTCCAGGCCGTCCAGCATGGCGGCAGCGTTCACCGTGAGATGGGTCAGCGTGTTGTCGGTCGTGCTCGACGGCAGCACCGTCACCCGGTAGGCCTCGTTCTCGTCGAGTTCGACCGCACTGGGCAGGAGGAAGCGGCTCGTCCCAGGGTTGGCGGTGCGGACTTGATCGGCGTCGATCGCCAGCGAGGTCAGGACCGTACTGCCGTCCGAGTCGTACACCTTGATCGTCGAGCCGCCAGCAAAGGCGGCATTCAGCAGCACGCCCGAGAGCCGCGCCGGAAAGGGCAGCGTGAAGTACAGGCCTCTTTCATCGGGGGAGCTGTCGGCGTTGAAGGTGGTGGCCGCGATGGCACTCAGCGGCAGGTTGCCCAGGATGGGATAGGAGCCGTCCGTGTAGCGGACATTGATCGTGGGGCTATTCTGGGACTTCGCCCAGGCACCGGCCGTGAAGTCATCGCTGTAGGGAAAGTTCCAGCCCGTCGTCCAGTCGGCGACGGTCCCCAGGGTGGCGATGGTCAGGTTGGTGCTGGCCGGTACGACAATGACCACGGCATACAGCGTGCCGCGTGTCACCGCGCACGGCGTCGTCAGCGTGGCCTCTTTCCAGACGTTATCGTCGGCGTCCGCGATGGCCAGCGCGGCGTTGGCACCGACGGCCACCAGGCTCCCGGACGGGTCCCCCGTGGTCGTGCTGACGGTCTCTAGCCGCACGTCCACCGTGTTACCGGTCGTGACCGCACCCGTGCGAAAGCCGATGCGGTCGATGCTGCCACTCTGCGGCGCTTGGAAGATGAAGGCGTGGCTTTCGCCGGCCGCGTCGAGCGTGACCTGGGTAAAGTTGGCAGACCCAGACCGTTCGTAATATTGGGGAATGATCAGCCCGCCAGGCACGGATTGCAGCACTAGGCGCGCTCCTGTACCCTGGCGTTCGTCATGAGCCCTCTCGGGGCTTGTGGTGCGGGGGGCGTGGGCGTTCGCTTGACCGGCATTGCGCCCACGCCCCTAAGGGCATCTGTCATCTAGGACCAGCAGCCTTTTTCCCCATAGCGTGGCGGCAACAGCCGGACACCGTTCGCGCGCATCACGTCTTCATGGGCCTTGTAGGAGGTCACCGTCACCGGGTCATGGCTGATGTTCTCGAACGTCCGGGCGCGGCCTTCCTCAAACCAGGTCAAGCCACGTCCGACGCTCAAGACATGCGCCATGCTGCCCCCACACTGGGAGCACAAAATGGTTCGACACCCCTTATCGGCAGGCGTGTGACAATACTCATCTCTTTTGTGGCCATTCAGGCATTGCAAAGCGTAGAGCGGCATCGACTCTCCTTTTGCGTCTGCGCCTGGTGATACCCGACCACGAGCCGCGTCATGACGTCATGCGCCGTCAGCTCGGGAGCCACCCAGCACGTCACCGGGGGCCCACCAGGGCTGTGAAAACGCATGCGCTGGTAGGTAAAGAACGGCATCGCGGCCGTGCTCAGCATGTCCGGCGAGGTGCACCACCAGCCGTCTTGCGTCGCTGGCGCACGCACCACGCAGAGCTGCTCCCCGTGGTGATCGAGCAACGGCGTCAGGTCGCCATCTCGCGGTCCCCCCACAAACAGCGCGGTGCCGATGGCATCGCCTCCGGACGCTGCGTCCGGCGTTGCGGACGCACATGTGCGTCCGGAGTCTTCGTGTTCCATTAGCTCCCTCCAGTCGTACGAAGCAGTGAAGCCATCAGGCCGGTTGGCGTGGGCAGTCCCCCGCTGGCCTGGATGGGCAGGGTCGCGCTGACGGCCGCGCCACCCGTGCCGTTTGTGCCCGCAGGCTGCGCCTTGGCGGCGGCGAGCTGGGCGGCTTGCTGGGCCATCCGCTGGCCCAGCGCAAAGAGTTCGTCAACGAGGTAGTCAGAGATAATCTCGAAGTAGTCGGCGGTGATTTTCAGCAGCTCGCGGGATTGCAGGATGTGCGGTGCCTTCGAGAGCAGCTCGATAAACTGCAAGAATTGCTGGCGCTCGATATCGACCGTCTTGGCTTTCGAGGACACCGGGTTGACCAGCACATCGGCTTCGTGCTGGAGGTCCTCACGCGAGACCTTGAGAAACTGCTCCTGGCCGAAGTTTTCGAGAAAGGATTCGCGCAGGTTCGGCACCATCTGCGCCATGCTCATGCCTTCGGCGCCGTAGTACTGGGCCATCCACTGCTGCAAGTCCTGCTCGCTCATGCCGCGGATCTTCACCAGGCGGCTGATGGTCATGGTTTGCTTGAGCTGCTGCAGCATCTTCTTGCCGGCGTCGGCGAGCCAGTCGGCCACGGCGAGGCGGGCATCGAGGTCGCGCACGTTGGCGGCCTGATTCGTCAGCAGGGCCTCCGTGGCGGTGTCGCTCTCGGGGGAAGAGAGGCGTGCGCCGGTCTGTCCCGTGGTGACGCGCCAATCCTCGGTGAGGATCAGCAGGTCCTCGGAGAGCGCCGGGGGTAAGGCCGGATCCGAGAGGACGACAGGGGGGCGGTTGAGGTCCGAGACCATCACAGCCGCCATGTCGTCATTGCTCTGCAACATCTTGGCGGCTTCGTCGCTGTCCTCGAAGGTCGATTGCTCGTAGAGGATTTTGCGCGCGCTGCGCTTCGCCCCTTGCACCATCTGCTTGCGGCGCGTGGCGTACTCGTTTTGCAGTGGCAGCCAGTTGAACGTCAGCGGGATCGGCCAGGGCGACGGGTCCGGGTCGATGAGCGGCTCGAACACCAGCAGGCTGTAGGGGTGCGCTTCGACACCGTCCGGCAGGGGGCCACAGTAGAGCCAGTGTGTGGCGCTGAAGCTCTGGCCTTCGGCGTAGATGTACAAGAGCCCCTTCCGGAGGTCGTAGCACTCGACATAGGACACCTCGGTATCGAGGTTCGTCTCTGGGCTGTCGTGAAAGGTCGGCTGTTCTACCCGTGGGGTGCCGTCCGGCTTCTTGCGCGGCGTCGGCCGCAGCTGCTTGCGCAGGTCCGCAGGAAAGCGCGCGTCGTCTTGCGCCACTTCCAGGGGCACGGTGATTTCTTCCCCGATCCAGGTCCAGCGGGACATGTCCGGGCCTTCGTCGGGGAGCAGCATGTTGCGGCTGTTCACCCAGCGCCACTTGTACTCTTCGTCGTAGACAATGTGCGTGGGTTCTGTCGCGTCCTTGCCGGTGTCGGGGTCGATCGCCGTCATGGGGGCGCCGGCGGCGTCGAGCAGCGGTTGCCCATCGTCGGCCAGGGCATACAGCGGTTGCCCCGCCTTGGGATTGCTCTCTAGCAGGGGTTCGTACGTGCTCTTCAAGACGCCAATGGAGAAGAACGCCTGCCGCAGGGCCAGCTGGGCCGCACGGGAGAGCTGATCATCCTGCCGCGCGACCGCGGCTAACAGCTCTTCCATCAGGCGGGCCTCGCGGCGCGGGATCTCGCCGGCACTCTTGAGCGTGGCTTGCACGCGGTAGGCGGGCGATGCCATGAGCAAGCCGGGTCGCATCGTCTTAATCGTCGGCCAAAATCGGTTCACGTGCTCCGGATCATCCACACAGCCATGGTAGGCCTTGGCGAGCTCGTCGACTTTCCACGTGCGCCACCAGTCCTCACGTAGCGTCCGGGCTTTGTCACAGCGGAGGCGCCACAGGCGCAGTTGTTCGGCTTCAGGCGTGGCTTTGGCAGCCTTCTTTCTCGGCATTACTCTTCCTCTAGGGGTACAGGGTCGTAGCGCACGGAGTACGTGGTTTCGAGCCAGACGCGGGCGCCACAGCTGAGGGGCTTGTCTGGGCGATAGACCAGGCGGGCCGGGCCGAGCAGTTCGACCGCGTGGGCGTACTCGGTCTTGGCGCCTTCCCGGATGGTGAACACGGGCAGGGTGGTGCCGTGTGTGGCGTTATGCTTCACCCGCTGGCGATTGACGATGACGCGCGTAATCACTTCAGCAGCACCTCCCGTTGGTCGGTGATCCACCTGTCTTTCCCGCGCCAACGAGCGCGGTCTGTTGGCCGTGCGCAGCACTCATCGGCGCGCCTTTGCTTGCTTGACCTGGGCCGCGAAGGAATGCGGGTGCACCTTGGGCGGGAGTTCGAGGGGCGGCGGTTGCAGGCCGACAGCGGCGTAGCGAAAGGCCGCGGCGCCATTGCTCGACCAGTCATGCACGGGCTGGTTCTTGTAGGTGTGCGCTTCGTCGTCCCACTCGCGATGGAAATTCCGGAGCGCCGAGAGTCCCAGCTTGCACTTCTCGCGGTCGAAGTAGCTGCGCCTGAGGAGCTGCCGGCACGCGGCGATGCCGTCCTCGAAGCCGCCAGGGCCAGGATGGGGCAAGACCGTGAAATGAAAGCCATGCTCGCGGGCAATCCCTACGCGGGTTTTGCCGCTTGAATACTCGCGGTTGTCCAGGTCATGGGGACCATAGTGGCGCTCATAGCTCTCGCGGGTGGTCGGCAGTAAAACCTTGCTGTGGTCGTACTCGTACGGCTTGGCACGCACCAGGCCAATCCAGTTTTCATCGTCGCGCCAGTGCTTGCCTCGCGCGGGGGCCAGGGCGATGGAGGCGCCTTGGCAGTAGTCGATAAAATGCACTTCACCGGTGCCAGGGATAACCTGGAAGAAAAAGATGGCATTGAGATCGTTTATCCCGATATCCCAGGCGGTCATGACGGGGTAGCGGGGGTCGTACGGCACGTGCCCAATACGGCCGTGCTGCTCCAGCCACTTCATTTCTTTGCCAAAGTACGAGCCCGGTATCGGCACGTGCCAGGCGAGGAAGTACTCTTGGTCGATGATCGCGTCGGCATCCTCACGGCCGCGGGCCAGCATCTCGCGGCGGTCGGCTTCGATGGTTTCGTACGAGACGACCGGGCTGCCGTCCTCGCCGGGTCCATCGCGGCGCGTATCCTCGACGGTCAGATACTCCACATGCCAGCCGGGTTCTTGCTGGGCAAACTGGTACAGGTCGTAGGCGTGGTTCTCACCGCGGGGCGTAAAGACGATGACTTCCCAGCCACCGTTTTCCGCCAGAATCGGCTTGGCGTAGTCCCTCCCCAGGGGATTCTGCAACGAGTACTCATCCCAGATGACGCCACGGGTCGCACCGCCGACGAGGCTATTGACGTTGTGGTCGGTGCCATGGATCTGATAGGTGCTCCCCGGTGTCTCGGGGTCCTGCATGTCAATGAGGGTGACTTTCAGCTCGGACTTGTTGGGCGTGCCGTACAGCAGGGGCGCGGGGAAATGTTCGAGGTAGCGCAGGCCGCCACGTCCAATGCCATCCCAGACAATCTCGCGGCCTTGCTTGAGCGTGGGGAAGACGTGGGCATAGTTGCCCTTCTGCTTGCACATCGGCTTGGGGGCGTAGGACACCAGGCTTTCCGTCTTGCCTGCCCGCCTGTGCAACACGCACATGACGTGCAAACATCCCTGATCGAGGGCCTTGTAGATGCGGCGGTGATAGCTGCGGGGGGCATACTTGTAAGGCAGTTCAACTGGCGGCATAGTCCACCATATTGATGACGATAGGCCCGTCGTCGTGGCCGACATGCTTGACGCTGTCGCGGTATTTCTTCGGCCGCAGGGCCTTCAAGCGAAACATCAGCAGGCTGTCGGAGTACTCGCGGTAGTCGACGTCGACCACTTCGCCCTGGTAGACGATCGGCCGGCGTACCCCCACCACGGCGCGTCGATCGGCCTCCGCTTCGAGCAGATCGGCGTAGCTCTCGATGGCATCTTCCCAGGCGGCGCGCAACTCCGGATCCTGCTCGCGGGCCTGGTACATGGCCTGGCGGGACACGCCAACGGCTCTGGCAGCCAGGGTGACGTTGCCGTGCTCGTAGAGCTGGCTGACAAATTGCTCTCTTTTTTTAGGTGTCAAGATTGTCAAGTTTGCCATCGCACCACCGCACCGTTCCTAGCGCATCAAGAGTTGATCGAGCTTCGCCTCCAGCCGCTTGAGCCAGTCCAGAATCTGCACCCGTGCCTCACGATGGGCCGCTTCCGCCTGCTGCAGCACCACCACGGCGCTTTCGAGCGCCGACACCCGCGCCTCTAGCGAGCGTTGCGGGGGCACCTCCGGCGACGGCGGCTGGCGCCATTTGGTCAGCACAAATTCCAGGCCTCTGGCGAGGGCCACCACCGCCACGCTCAGCGCTCCGGTGCCTATCAGGTCGTTGTCAGCCATACGCACCTCAGGGCTGTGCCTGCGTCGTGTCCCACCAAGAGCCAAGGGGTGTGTGGCGTACGCAGGCGCAGCTAGGTTTCGGAGGTCATCACGTCGACGCGCACCAGCTGGCCGTCCGCCACGTGCAGGGTCAGGTGTCCATGGCCAATCGACTTGAGCAGCTCGATAAACTGCGGCACGCGGGCCAGGAGCCGGTGTTCGGTGCTGGACGTGTCCGCCATCTGCTGGCGCAGCTTGCCCAGTTGTTCTTGCGCGTCAGGGTGTGAATGCATGCCACTCCTCCAGGGTTGAGAAAGTCAGTCCATGGGGAGATATCGGCACAGGGGGGCGAATACTTGCGCGTTCACGGGGGATCTGCCGGCCGCTATCGGAGCCTACAGGTCGGCCGGCAGACTGAGCAGGAGACAGGTCACGAGGACCTTATCGACAGCGGGGCAGGAAAACTGAAGGGTCAGGAGGCAGGGGGGGGTGGCCATGCCGTGCCAGGGGGGGCCTCTAGCACATCCGGAGGGAAAAAGGGGAAACGATAACGCGATCGGTCACGATTTTTTTGTGGAGGGCTATAAACCTTTTGGGGGCTCGAAGTGCATAGAGGGGGGGGATGTAGCTCCCGGGCGGCTCCCGGGCGGCTCGTAGGGCAGAGCACTATCACGAATAGTGATGTTTCTCGGCGTGAAAAGCGTGGAAAGCCTGCCGTCACACCGTCACACCCGTTGGCGGAGTAGGGCCACGTGGGCCACGTGGGCCACGTGGGCCACGGAGTATACCGGAGGCACGTGTGGGAGGGATGTAGCTCCCGGGCGGCTCCCGGGCGGCTCGTACGCACAAAAAAAGGGACAGAAGTCCTGCTGCAGGCAGGCACTTTTGTCCCTTGACAATGGGGAAAAAAATAGCCCCGGAGGTTATCCCCAGTTGTTGGGGGAAACTCGCTAGGGCGTGGTGTTGCGGGCTCTTTTGTCCGTGGCTTTGCGTAAACGCTGCTTTGGTGTGCGGTCGCGTGCGACGTCCTCGGCGCGCTGGCGGATGCAGGACGGACACAGCAGCGGGATGCCAGAGGGCACATGGCCTTGGATGGTAAAGCGGGTGCGCCGGCCGCAGTCGTCACACGGGCGGTAGATGTCGCGTTCGCGCATTAGTTGGCGTCCTCCGGGTTGACGGGGACGTGTGCGGCCTGGGTGAGGATGGCGTAGAGCCGGTCGACCGTGTCATAGATGCGCTGATACAGCTGCGGCGCGTAGCAGTCGCAGTGCTTCGCCATCACTTGCCCCAGCAGGCACGTTTTGGCGATGAACTCCAGGCCACCCAGGAGCTCAGGGGACGGCAGGACAGCAGGCATAGCGGCTCCTTACCGTGGGGGTGCGGGGTCGACCAATCGCATTCTCCAAGCGGCAGCCGTCATCTCCGACCTGCGCGTGGGGTGGTCGCCCCGTACCCAGTTAGACCCACATAGGCGGGGATTCCTTCTCCGGTGAGAGGTCCAGGGTGAGCGTACAGTGCGCCTGCACAAGATCGGCTCGACCACAGGAGCATAGCCGCTTGATTCGTACGGTGCAACCTAGTCCCCACGTCCCCAGCGGTCGCACAGGTAGAGGAGCCCTGCCAGCGCGTAGTGCACCAGCACGCCGCAGGCCGAGACGCACAGCGGCACCTGCCACAGGGACACCAGGTGGTAGACGAGCAAGCCCAGGTTGATAGCGGCCATGACGTAATACGGCCAGCGTGGGACGGTCAGCCGTGGGGGGGTCTGGTCCTGGCCGTGGCGCCATCGCCACACCTAGACACCTACCAGGCCAGCGGGCCATACCTCCATCGCGCCCGAATCGAGCCAGGCGCGGGCCACGTCCAGGTGTTCGTACATGCCGATGATGCGGTTGCCCCCCGCACGCTCGTAGAAGGCCATGAACATCCGCATGACACCGTAGCCGAGCTGACTCTCGCAGACGATCGCCAGGCGACAGCCGGCCGTGTCGGCGCGGAAGAGCGCCGAGCGCTCCGCCACGCGGCGGATGCCCGGCTCAGCCGGGCCGGGGGGCCAGTCGATGGTTTCCTGCACCACCACCAGGGAGTCGTACGACACGCAGGGCGGCGCGTGAGAGGTTGCGGTTTGGAAGGTGAGCAGATCGTTCCAGGTCACCAGATTCTGCAAGTGGACTTCCAGGAGGCGGGCGTCGTGGTCGGCGTGATACGTGATGGTCATAACATCCTCTACAGCGGCGGGGTGGTCTGTGACAGCAGCAGCATTCCGTGGGCCACCAACCACGAAAAGCACGGGCCGTGTAGCCGCAGTTCCAGACGATGATAGCAAAGCCCCAGCACCGGGTGAAAGGCGAGCCTCAGCCCCCCTCGCGCCAGTGCTGCATGAGCCAGGCGCTGACGACGCCGCACACCACGCCGCACAGCATGAGCAGGACAGCGCGCCAGCCCATGAGCTGCACCAGCAGGGCCCACAGCAGCACCACAAACAGGGCCGAGCGTCGCTCCAGGTGCGTCATAGGGCCTTACCCTCCCTCGGCAAGCTGCTTGTGCCAGGGGCACAACACACGGCTCGGGGTGACCACCAGCCGATGGATACGACAGAGCCACTTGCCACACGTGCCTTCCCCGAGCGGCGCGTCGCACTGCCAGTAGGCGACAGAGCCACAGTGGCACAGGGGGCGGACTTTGGGGTGAAAGCGCAGGGTCTGCCCCTGGCCGTTGTGCGTGGTGTGGTGCCGGTGTGGGAGCTGCTCCATAGCGCGTCCCCTTCAGTTCAAGCGGTGATGGGGGGGGCTGCCGTGCGGCGCCATGTCGACCACGCTGAGACACTTCTTGAGCAGGCGGTACACCTCCAACTCCGACAGGGCCAGATCGAGGTGGGCCCGGCAGACGTACGGGCTCTGCTCCATCTTGGCCTTGCGCAGGGCCTCGATATAGCCCGCCAGCTGCCCGGCCGTGTCGGTATGGTGCAGGCCTTCGAGCCGACACGAGAGTTCGAGTTCGAGGAGCCACCGCTGAAGGGTGGGCAGGGGCGGGATGTCGCTCAAGGCCTCCAGGATGTCGGCGTGGACTTCTTCGGGGGAGTACTCCGCAATAAACTGGGTGAGGATGTCGAGCATTCCGGGTGTGAGCATCGCTAGCTCCCTTCTTCGAGACAGGGGAGAAAAGGGGCGGAGTGCTGCGGCCAGCAGGCGCGGCGCTCGGCACAGCCCCGACAGGCCGGGTTGCCACAGTCCTGGCGGTTCTCTTCGTCCGCCTGCGCGTGTGCCAGGTCCTGCTGCAGCCGGTCGGCGTGCTTGTCGCCATACATGCAGCGAAACGCGGCCATGAGCTGGGCATGGAGATCCACGGCGAGGTACTCATACTCCCACAGGGCCGGGTGAAAGCGCGCGGCGAGGCGCAGCAGGCCGGAGAGCATCCACTCGGCATCCTCTTCCAGATGGCGGATGGCGTCCTCGGCCTCGCGCAGTTCGCTCTTCGCCTTGCCATAGAGGGCCAGGACCTTGCGTTGCTCGTCCAGGAGCTGGGCCACGCGGGCGTTCGTCTCGTCCTCGCGGCGCCAGTAGGGATGGGGCGCCGTGCGGTAGCACACGGGGTATTCTGAGCAGCCCAGGAACCAGGAATCATTGCGGCCACTGTAGCGCTCTTCCATGTAGCCCACGCCGCAGCGGTCGCAGATCGCGTCAATATCCATCATGGGCCTGCCCCCAGGGGTGAGGGGCAGCGGTCCCAGATCGGGCGGCGGCACGTTGACAACCTGCGGGGGTGGCTCTGGCGGTGGTGGCACCTCGACCACCACGGGGGCCTCAGGGGGTGCCTGCGGCGTCTGGGTCGAGCGGGTCCGTCTCTTGCGGGCCATAGTCGTCCTCCTCCGTGTCGTGGGGGGTTCCCCGTTCGTAAATCTCTAGCATACGATAGCGTACATACGGCAGTGGGACATAGTCGAGGTCGTTGAGTTCCTCGATGAGTTCCTGGCGGGCCATGCCTTCGAGGGTGTACCAGGCTGCCTCGCTGAGGGTGTCGAGCTGGGCCAGCTGGGCGGCATCGGCGGTGCAGGTGCGTATGGCGTGGTCGAAGGCCTCTAGCTTGGGATCTGCCAGGAGGGCGACGCCATGGTAGAGCAGGGGGCCTTTTTTTTCGCCGCCGGTTGCCGGTTTTTCCTCCGCGCTGCGATTATATACAGGGGGTTTTTCTTCGTGCGCGTGCAATGCCGTCTTCTTCTGGTAATCAACTGCAGTGGATTGCTGGTTTTCAGCATTCCAGGATTGCCGGTTTTCAGCATTCGATTGCTGGTTTTCAGCAATCGGCGCATCGCCAGGCGTGGCGCGGGTTTCCTCCTTGTCGGCCAGCAGTCGGCGCACCGCCAGGGCAAAGGGCTCTATCTTCAGGCGGTACCACCTGGTGGGCGCTCCCTCGGCTTTCCCGACGTAGGTTTCTATCAGATCGAGGGCCTCTAGGCGCCTGGTGGCGCAGTCCGCTTCCGCACGGGTGAAGCACAGTTCCTCCTGCCAGTCACGCCAGGATTTGTAAAACCAGCCACCACGCTTTTGGGCGGTGGGGTTTTGCGACCAGTAGACAATCTGACTGAGCAGAAAGCCGGCCTTGAAATTCCCCGTCAGCTCGATGTAGGTCCGTGGACAGGTCAGCGTCCGTTGCCCGGAAAACAGCGCGGCGATGGTGGCGAGGTCAGCAGCGTGGTTCATGACAGCCTCCTGCACTGGGGACAGGTGGCCATGGCGGGCAGGGTGAGCCGGTAGACATTGGCCGCACCGATACGCCGTAGCACGGTCAGCTCCGCAGGGCCAGGCGGTGCCTGGGCGTCCTTGCCTTCCAGCCGCTGCAAGATGTAGTGCAGCTGGCGCGTCTCGACGCGCACCAGAGTCGAGAGGGTGCGTATCGTTATCTGCCCCTCGCCGGCCTCGTTGGCGTTGTGGGCAATGGCCAGGAGCACGAGGAGGGCGGAGCCTCTGTGGGTGGAGTCGTGCCAGACGTGGTCGAGGTGGTGGAGAGTCATGCAAGTCTCCCGTCTTGCAGACTGCGCAGACACGCGGTAGACTCCCCCGCGACGCTGGCAGCTCTGTGGTAGGGGTACCCGTGGGCGGGCGTCAGCCCTAGCGTGTGCTGCGCTAGGGCACTAACACTATTTTCATACATACTGCCAAGCGGTTGATACTTGGGGAGATTAGGGGGTGAACGTAGAAAATTTCCCCAGATGACCTTTTTTGGAGTTTGCATTGTGGAGGGAATTGCGCTACAGTGCATGACTGGTCCTTTCTTGGCACGAATGGGCCATGCTACTCAGCCTCGGCGTCTCGACATTCACTGAGGCTGACAGACTTCGGGACACGGCCGTATGGTGTGCCTTTGGCAGGGCACACACCTACGGCCGTGGCTCTTTTCCTTCGCCGTTGTCCCATCTCTTCGGCCTGCAGAGCATACTGAGAATTTGTCGTGCCAGCAATTTGAAACTTCCAGCCGTAGTTTCTGAGTGGTCGCAATAGCATCATGTCTGCTCGATCCACTGCGCAGGACTGCCGCCAGGCGGCCTAGTGCACACCTGACCAGTCCCCCTGACCGGGGGGAGATCGTTGATTGGCGGGCATTCTGGAGGGTCAGGCGGGGATTTTTGCCACTTCCGATAATATTGATTGAGTCAACCAAGGCGGGCAGGGGGCCTCCAGGGGCGTAGGTTTCCGTGCGCCACAGGCATCACGTCTGCTTACTGTGGCTGTTGTGGCTCTGGGGGGGGTGCGCCAGGGGCAGCGCGGGATGGGTGGCCAGCCAGGCGCGGGCGGCCTGGGGGGTGCGGAAAATCTCCACCGGGCGCGTGCCACCAGCCCGGCGCCGGTAGAACACGAACAGCCCGGCGAGCAGCTCACTCAGGGGCGTCCGCGGCACGATCGCCAGCGGGGTCAAGGGGCAGTCGGTATCCGTGCGGGCCGAGTCGCGGGCCAGTACGCGCAGCTGCGGCAGGATCTGGCCATCGCCGAAGAGGTCGCCCGCGTCGACCAGCAGCAGGGCACCGTAGCCCAGGTGGCGCCAGCGCAGGGCGATGTTGCGCTGGAAGTGGGCAAAGGCCGCGGCATCGACCGTACCCCAGACCTGCACCACGTGCAGGCGGCTATCGTGTTCGAGCGTCCAGGTAAAGGGCATGACGGCAGGCTCCCGGCACAAGGATACTCCCCAGGGCCTGCCGGCTGCCAGCGGGCGCCTTACTCCTCTGCTCATCCTGCTCATCCTGCTCATCCAGTGCACATTTGTGCCCAATGGGAAAAACTCCCCCAAAAAAAGCGGAGTTTTTCCCATAGGCGCTGCATTTTTTCTCCCTGACGGATTTCGTAGGAAATCTCCAGATGGGGTATAATATCCCCCCCCCGTGTGACCAAAAACGACAGTTTAGGCCTTCTGACGTTTTCGCCCCCAGGGGGTATCTTATTCCCCCCCGAGCGGGTAGATCGCCGCGCTAGAGGTCCATGCCTCCCCATTCCACCACAGGGCGTGGAGGGAGCCAGAGCGACTATCGAGGGCCAGCATGGAGCCGTCCTCGAAGTGATAGATCTGGCTGTACACACGCGACGGCAGCCTGGGCCGCTGGGGGAAGCGGCTTTCGACGTGGGGTTCATCCACGTCGCTCCAGTAGGTAAAGTGCCAGGTATTGGGGGCCTGGGTCTGGTGGCGCGTGTCGTGCCAGTGGATGAAGGCCTCCAGCTGCAGCCCAGCACACCAGGCCTGCGAGGTCTCGACGCTTAAGGGTTCGGTCATGGCTCCCTCCGTTGCTCTGGCGGTGTCCAGCCCACAGGGCGCCCAACCAGCCAGTCGATGAGGTCCCACACGGCATTGCCGCCAGCAACGAGGCAATCGTGCAAGGCCTCTAGCGTCCGGAACACGGCCAGGCACAGGCCACCCAGCACCAGGATCCCCAGGGGCACGGCGACCGACAAGACGATAATCCAGGCGGCGAGTTCAACCACCCAGCTGTTCATGTCAGCTCTCCTCCTCCTGGGGGTCAAGCGGTTCGCCCGACCACCACTGGTCAAATTGGCGGGCGGTCATCGAGGTGGCGATGGAAAACAGGATCTTTTGATCGGCGCGGCTCTTACACACGTAGCTGCACCAGCACCCAGGGTGGGTACAGCGGACCTTCACCCACACCTTGGTGCCTACCCTGCCCTTGCCCCTGCCCACCTGGTTCACGGTGGTGACGCGCCAGCCGTCCTTGGTGGTGCCTTCCAGCACGTCTGCCTGCTTCATGGCGTTGCTCCTGTCGTTTTCGGGGTGGCAAAAGCCACGCACAGCTTGCAGCGGCTTTTGTTGCTGATGGGCTTCGTGAGCCACAGGTGATTGGCCTGGATGACTTGCCCGCAGAGGGTCGCGTAGGTCCCCTTGGGCACATGACACCGGGTCCACCTGCGGCGCGTCCCACGCCAGATGACCCAGCCGTCTGGCGGGTTCATGGGCGTTTCTCCGTGCCGTGATGCCGGCCACGGGGCGGCAGGTCTTGGGTGGCCCAGTCGTCAAACGCCTGGGCGGTGGAGTGCGTGGCCTTGGTGAATAAGGCATACTGCATCTCGCGGTTGCGTCGCATATCATAGATGGCCCAGCAATTGCCCCAGTGGTCGGCACAGTCGAGGCGCACCCAGACTCTGCCTCGGTCCTCTCCCTGGTGCGTGCCACCTTGTTCCACGGTCGTGACGGTATACCCGTCGGTGGTCTGTCCTTCCATGCGTCCCTGTCCTCCGTGTCACTCAGTGGTCGCCCCCGGTGTACCAGTGCGCCTTGGGGCGAAACGTTTCCGCCATCGCGGTCGCCGTCAGGCCGGCATCCTGCCTATCCGTGGTGTAGTACGCTGTCGCCTCTTCGCCATGGAAAAAGTTAATGCGGTACTCCCCGTCTTTCTTGCGGTAGGTCAGGCCCAGACTCTGCACGTAGTATTTGAGGTCCGTGTCTGTCAGCCAGCGTTCGGTCATGGGGCGGTCCTTTCCGGGTGGAGCGCGCGCAGCGCGCTGATGTGACTCTGTACCACACGCTGGCCGGCTTGCGGGGTGCCCGCCTGAAGAAACAGCAAACTGCTGCCATCGGCGTACACCACCAGGCAGTGCACGTAGTGCTGATCGGTGTAGAGTCGGCACTCCGCCACGCCTGGGCAGTCTTTCTGGTCAAACGGGTAGGTCTGCATGAGCCGGTACCCCAGCGCACGCAGGGCCTCGATGAGGCGCTGGGTGTCCGCAAACAAGGTAGGATCGACCACCGGCCGTGTACTCATTGGGTCCTCCTTTCGCCGCGTGTGAGTCGTGGCAGCACGCCATGCTGGCGCAGGGCCGTTTCAATGCCCGTGAGGAGTTCGCGGGCTTCTTCCACATCCAAGCGTATCCAGCAACGGCGGGTATCCTGGCGCTCCAGCCACAGGGTGACCACCACATCCGGCTCAGCATCCGGCTTGGGCACGAGCCCGCCTGTGGGGCGAATATGCACCAGGTAATCCTTGACGTTGCCATGATACGAGTGAAACCAGTTCGAGGTGAGGGCCATATACGGGCTCCTTTCTCAGGGTGACGGGGGGCAGCGCCCCCCAGGGTCCTAGCGTGAGGCGTCGTAGGCCTCGGTTATGGTTATCCAACGGCCGTTCCACACATACTGGTCAGGCATGGTCTCTCCTTTCTCCGTGCTGAGGGTTATTCGCTGATGGTGTCCCGGACATGCTCCAGGCTATCGGGGAGGTCATGGTTATTTTGCAGCAGCCACAGGCCCGCTTCTTCTTCTGTCGCCCAGCGCGCGTGCGGCGTCGAGCCTTGCCATTGGCTGGTATGGACGATGTACCAGCGGCCTTTTTGCGACAAGTAGAGGGTTTCATGCTCCCACTGGCTGCCTGTCGCTTTGGAGATCTCATTGTTGCCATTCCATCGTGTGGCCTCGTCCCAGCTGTCCTGGGCCTTTTTGGTGTCCACGATGGTGGTGTCGTCGATGCGGTAACGTGCCATCTTTCTCTGTCCTTTCATGGGTGACGGGGGGCAGCGCCCCCCAGGGTCCTAGTCGCGTTCGGCGGCGCCGCGTGGCACCGTCCGGATGAACTCCACCAGCCACACGCCGTGGCAAAAGCGGAGATGCCAGTTGCCCACCAGGGAGTGCCGGGGGCCGTGCCAGGGCTTGCGCCACACCCGGTATTCCTCCTGGAGGTAGCGCCAGGCCACGTCAAACGTCTCAAACAGCCCGCTGACGTGCGCCACGCTGGTATGCTTGGCCAGGCACTGGCGCATGTTGTGCACGCCGTAGAGATGCTGCCGGGCTTGCGACAGGCGCTTGAACGTCTTGCCGCACACCCAGCAGGGTTGGTCGTAGGGGGCGATCGTGGCCATATCAGTTGTCCTCTGCTTCGAGTTGTTCATCGCACTCCCCGCACACCAGGTGAATCTCTGGCTTGCCCCAGGCATTGAGCCCGCAGGAGGGGCAGGTATATTTGGTTTTGCTCTTCGCCTTCACCTTGCGGAGCTGCGCCGTTTTCTCATCGCGGCCAGACTGCCAGGTGAGCACCAGGCCTGCCCGCAGCAGGGCATTGGCGGAGCGCAGAAACGGGCCCTTCGGGTCGATGTAGTGCGTCATGTGCGTGCCCGTTTGCTTGCCCCCAGGCTCCCCGGTATCACTGGGGATGAGCCCTATGGCCTTCATCTTCTCCGCCCACTCAGAGTTGTGGTAGCCGGTGCGGCCGGGCGTGCCGAATTCTTCCTGCCAACAATGGGTCATTTCATGGACGAGCGTCGCCAAGATCTCCAGGTCAGAGCGTCCGCCAAAGGTATCCGGATTGAGCGCCAGTTCATGCGTGCGCGTCTCTTCCTCCTGCCGGCTGGCAAAGCGCCTGGTGGCAAAGTAGCCGCGCGTGTTCGAGTGCCGCTGCAAGGTGATCATGCAGGGCGGGAGTTCGTTGTGAAACAGCTGGCCGTTGAACCACACATAGGCTCTGGTGAGGGTGTGGTAAAACTGCCGGGTCAGGTCAGAGGCTTGATGATTCGTACGATTCATCGCGGCATGTCCTTGAGCATCGCGTCCAGCGCCGTGATGGTCTCCTGAATCGAGTTCGAGGTACACAGGGGGATGAACAGCTCACAGCCCTCCTGGCGCCGGTACACCATCATCACCACCAGGTGGCCACCCTGCCCGTAGGTGCGAAATTCCTTCAGGTGCGAGTCAGCGGGCTGTGGCAGCCGGTCATACAGCCGAAAGCCCCGCGTCGTGAGGGCTTCTGCCAGGATCTGCGTCGAGGTCCGTTCTGTCATGGTCCGTTCCTTTCTCCTTCCAGGATCTTCGACAGGTGACGGGGGGGAGTCCCCCCCCAGGGTGTTAGCGTTGTTCCCAGTCACAAAAGGTGTCATCGTCCAGCTTGGCGGTGCAGAACCACTTCACCCCTTTCTTCTTTGAGGGGCGGACGGTGCGGCTGCCGTGCTCGTCGCAGCGCGGCACGCTCGGACGCTGCACGGGGGCCAGCTGCGGCTGCACGGGCAGCACGTCGACCACCACGGGGGCCTCTGGTGCGTGCAGGGTGGCCATGTACTGCAAGGCCTCCTGGACACGCCCAGGCACGTCTGCATCAGAGCCACACAGGCGCCAGGAGATCTCGACGTCCCCCACCCGCGCCTTGAGCCACACCATGGTGGGCACGTAGTTGGTGGCCTCGGCCTCCTGGCCGTTGGCTGTCGTGGGGCGGCTATGGGAGGGGGTGTCGCCCTGGTAGCGGCGCTCGGCCAGGTCGTGCAGCAGGCAGGCGACAAAGTGCTTACAAAATTTCGACCGGTAGCGGCTGTCCTCACAGGGGCAGCCCTCCTGCGGGTGCACGGTGTAGTGCTGCTCTCCACTCTGCACCGTGTAGCCCGTCGCCATGGGCTGCACGCATTCGGCGAGCACGAGCTCGATGGCGGCGGCGAGCCTGGGGGCCATGACCGGGCTATCGGCCATGGTCTTGGCCGCGTGCTCGACCGCTGCGCCCCAGCGGGCCAGCACATGGCGAGGTGTGGGAAAGTCGCTGTCGTTGAATTGATCCCAGGTGGCGGTGACTTGACTGTGGTGGCCATTTGTTGTTAACTTGGACATGGTGACTGCTTCCTTACCGGGGATGGTTGCCAGGGGGCTGGTGCAGGCGCCTTGCAAGCTTGCTGTACCAGCCCCAAACTTATGGGTAATTATACTATATATTTGACGAAATTTCTTGAAAAAAGTAGAATAAAGGGGGCCGATGCACCAAAAAATGATTCGTACGAAGAAAGGGACGTATGAGCCTGGGGCAACAGATTAGGCGGTTTCGCGCCCAGAAGAATTTGCGACAGGTGGAGCTGAGTCGCCTGATCGGCATGGACCAAAAGCAGTTGTCGGTGATTGAGCTGGATAAGCATGACCCACGCTGGAAAACGGTCCTGCGCATCGCGGCAGGCCTCGGCGTGACACCCAACGACTTGGCGGACTGGAAGGGAAAGGGGGAGGAATGGAAGCCTGGGAAGACTTAGCGCGTCGCCTCGCCGTGCTCGTCGAGCAGCTGGCGGAGCGCAACACCCTGCTCGATAGCATCCTAGAGGATATGCGCGCCTACAATGCGGCGCAGGTGCTCCTCAATCAGACGCAGGTCAGCATCAATCAAGACGTCAGCCTGACGCTGGCACGCATCGAGACACTGCTAGAGCGCGTGCTCCGGCATGAGACCGACGGCAGGGAGGCCTGAGCCATGGCGAAGCGACGCCGAGCCAAGCGGCGCAACATCACCCTAGAGGACTTGCGCGACGTGAACGCCACGGCCTGCAAGAGCTGTCCCTTTGTCGGGGACAACTGGCGCCGGCTCATGCCCGTGCAGAATCTGGAGCGCTACCAGCACAACCTGCTGGGCGGCGGCAACCACATTTGCCATTCGACGGAGTGGTACTGTCGGGGGGGCAGAGACTGGCAGATCCAGATCTACTACCGCTTAGGCCTGCTCCCGGAAGAGAGCGATGAGGCGTGGTATGCGTTTTGTGCCCAGATGCGCTCGTCGAGCGCGCAGGAGAACAGGCATGGCTGAGCCCACTGTACGGCCGCAACACTGCCCGGTGTGTGAGAGTGCCGATCTGGAGTGGACGGAGTATCCTGAAGACCAGGCAGGCGCCCGCCTGGTGTGTCCCTGCACGTGTCTGCATTGCTTCGCCACGTGGGAGGATGTCTATGTGTTTGTCGAGCGGCGCAACCTGAAGGCAGACCTATGAGCCAGGTCGCGTGTGCCGTCTGTGGGGCGGGTCTCCGGGAGGTGTCACACGACGGCATCGGGCCATGTCCGGTCTGCGGCGATGAGTGGCAGGACGCGCGAGAAGGGCATGATGAGGTGGTGGCGAGCGTGCGTGACGAGCTCGCCTGGGTCAACCCGGCCTGGCCCTGGTGGGTCCAGCGCCTGTGGTGGGCCATGTACGGCTTCCAGGGCGGGCTGTTCGTCACGGAACAGGTGCTCTTCTGGCTGGGCAAACAGCATCACCGCATACTCTACGCCGTGCTCCATCTGGCCCTGCTCGGGCTGCTCTACCGCGTCAGTCGCTCCCGTCGCCGGCTTGCGGTTCCTCACGATCTCGACGACTAAGACCCCGTCAGCACACGGCATTGTTTCCAGGTCCCTGGCGTGCCTCCCGTGGTACACAGCCAGCCCAACACGACGTATTCGGGGGTGGCGCCGGCGATGGTCTGCGTACTGCCCGCCGTGGCGTTCACGTTCCGGACAAAATCCCCCCGCAGCCAGGCGCCCGCAGTCGGCGCGGCCGTGCCTTGCATCACATGCAAGCCCTGCACCTGCGAATTGCGCTCATCGAGGAGGGCCGGTATGGTGCCGTCGACGAAGGCGTGGTGGATGACGGTCTGCGATTCCCAAAACCCCGTGGCCCGGAACAGCGCGTCACCCCCTGGGTGCAGGGTGTTATTCTTCCAGTAGCTCTGCGTCGAGACCGTCGGGAGGGCAATCACAAAGATGTCCGAAGCGATGAGGACGCTATCCGCGTCGATCACCTCAAAGTGATTGTTGTAGAAACTCCAGCGGTTGCACGTCGCCAGGTTGACCACGGTTTTTTGCGTCGAGGTGCCACTAATCCAGCTGGCCAGAAAGCGCGAATTGCTCACATGCACGTT